GCTAGAGCTAGTTACGGCTGTCCCGTAGCAGGGAGACCGTGTTCCGGTCTCTCTGAGTAGCCCCCTTGGGGTCTACTCAGTGCATGCTACGTGATATTTCTATCTAACATTATTCAACTTTTGTTAGATAGGGGACCGTCCAGTTCTCTATCAGAAGGGAGGAGTGCTCTGTGAATCGCACTCGCCGCCGTCATCTCACAGGGATTGATTCCCTGCGTTATTACGAGCGGTACTATCGACAGACGTCAACCGGCGGGCCATGGGTCAAGAACCTTGATCAATGGCGCAACGTCGGTATGCCGTTTTCGATAGCTCCCAATCTACAGTATACTGTAGATGAAGTTCATCCCTCTTTTCTTGACCCCGCTAATCGTGGGGGCAAGGAAGGCGATCTTGGTGGTGAGTTTTACTCCAAGCAGCAAGTTGTACGAGTTTCAAACCTCGTAGAACTTAACGTGAAAGAGTTAACGCTCACCGGACCGGTGCCTCACAACGATCATACGTTGAAGACACCAATCCATGCTCCGATTGTAGGCATTAGCAACTTCCAGACGGTAGACGAGAGAGATCTCGTTCCGCTTGGAAGCACTGCTATTGCCAGATCGAAGCCTACCAATCCCGTCGTCGCCCTGTTCACAGACTTCTCTGAGTTCTATCAGAGTGGTCTGCCGCGCCTTTGGGGTGCGGAACTTTGGGAGGCAAAGTCATCGGTTGCGAAAGCAGCCGGTGGCGAATACCTTAACCAACAGTTTGGCTGGGCTCCACTTGTCGCGGATGTGCGTGGTGCAGCATACGCCGCCGCAAATGCCCATAGGCTTCTTGAAGCCTATAAGGCAAATTCGGGCAAAGTGGTGAGACGAAGGTATGAATTTCCGATAGAGAGAACTCGAAGTGTCGTTGATCTTGGTCCGGCCGACGCTGCTGTGTACTTCAATGCGCCGTTCGTTACCGGGATCTTCGACCTTACGAAACCACAGCCACATCTCCTAAAGGAGACCTCGTTTTATCGTAAAACGTGGTTCTCTGGAGCGTTTACGTATCATCTGCCTGTGGGGTACGATTCCCACAATGCAGTGATACGTGCTGGAGCTAGAGCGGGCCCTTTGTTGGGGCTCGAGCTAACTCCTGACACTCTCTGGAATGCTGCGCCGTGGACCTGGGCCATCGATTGGGTATCCAATGCGGGAGATGTCGTTTCGAATCTCTCGGATTGGGCCACCGATGGTTTGACGTTAAAGTGGGGTTATCTCATGGAACATACTGTTTCAGAGATTACCTTCGCTTTGGATAGACCGGCCCGCGTACATAAAAACTACGGAGGCCCTATATCCGTCCCTGTTGCGTCGATTCGGGTCGAACTGAAAAGACGTATCAAGGCAACGCCATTCGGTTTCGGGTTGAGTTGGAATTCCTTCTCACCCCGCCAGTTGGCTATAGCGGCCGCGCTTGGTTTGACCAAGCTCGGGCGCTGACAGTCCGTAATTAGTCTCTCGCCAAAGGGGCTTGAGACTCAACCTCGAGTCCTAGGAGTGATGCTTCATGGCTTTTGCCGATCCTCAAACTGTCACAATCTCTGGTGTGACAATCCCGCTGCCCCGTGTTTCGACACAGGGTGACGAGACCATCTACCAGAGTGCTGACAGTCTTACCCAGATGCTTGCTTCCCATGATCAAGGGAAGCGGAACAGGCATCTGCTGAGGTTGAATGCTTCGAAGGTTACTTCGGATCCGTTTAGGCCGACAGAGAACGTTGAAGTGTCGATGTCTTGTTACATCGTCTTCGACGTTCCCATCGCCGGCTATACGAATGCCGAGCAACTCGCTGTGTACACTGGCTTCAAAACCCAGTTCACAGCCACTTCGGACCTACTCATCACCAAACTACTGGCTGGTGAGTCGTAACAGACCCGACGCTCGCGTACAGTTTGCCTTTCGCCCTAAACAGGTGAATGGCGATCCTGTAGTCGAACGTTGGTGGGCTGAGCAGGACGTCGACGATGGCGCCGTTGTTATCAATCTCAAGCTTGGATGGAAGTCCATGCTTGTTATTGCAACTCTGGCTACCCACGTTGGCTTCCAAATGATTGCGCCCATTGAAGGCATAGTACATGCCTTTGGTGATGCGTTTTCAGTTGGTTAATCCTGCTCACCGTCAGTTTGATCACTGACATCTGTGCATTCGGTGACGTCGTAGTTACCAATTAACCGGAGGGGAGCTCCCTGACGGGAGTTCCCCTCAATGGCCAAAGGTAAAGGAGGTCTGAACTTGCTTAATGCAAGCTGGGTCTCCTGATTGACGTCATCAGCTGAGCCATGAGGCTAAGGATGGGTTACCCTATATGAAAGGGGTCCATGAAAAGCCTGATGTCACTCTGGTCCCAGGTAGCGGAGGAATCCGCTACCTACTGCCGCACTAGCGCCACCTCTGACATTAATACTGTCAAGAGGAGGTTCGAAGATGAGGGGTTATCGTTTTTGACGATAACCCTACCCGATCTCGGCAAGTCATTCGAAAAATGGCTTGACGAGGGTAGGGTCGGGATCAACTCCTCTTTCCGAAGGGAAAGAAGAGGAAGGCTCCCCCGATTTCTCGGAGGTTTCTTCTCCCGTGTCTTCGATCCAAATAGCGGCGCGTTGGTCGACGATCCAGACATTGAAGCAATTCTTGCCATTCGTCAGTTAACACTGATGTTTGGCAAGCTGGAGTACCCTTGCACAGATGCAAGGATTGCTTCAGCAATGACTGCTTTCGTCGATTGTGAGAAGGAAGTCCGGAAGTCGGACAGTGAAATCTCGGAGGAAGATTTCCGTGATTTCGAACGAATGTCCGCCTTGCTTTTTCAGAGTGCCTTTACTCGTATAGATCGAGAGATCTATTACGATAGGGTCATTCCGAAGCACGGACCAGGTTCTGTCGCAGATCGACTTACCAGCAATGGTAAGTATCGGCTTAGAACGTGGACCGACCGACTTGATAGCGTCTTTCCTGCTACCAAGTACTTGATACCAAACATCCACTTTAGGGATGAGTTGGATCAAGTGAACTTCCTCGAACCCGGTTCCGAGATGCCCGTCAGGGTCATCTCGGTTCCTAAGACGTTGAAGACACCTCGCATAATCGCGGTTGAACCTGCCTGCATGCAATACATGCAGCAGGGGATTCTGCGATTAATTCGCGAAGCCTTTGAGAGGGATGAACTCCTCGATAAGGTTATCGGATTTGACGACCAAACCCCTAATCAGGTTTTGGCTTGTCAAGGCTCACTTAACGGTGAGACCGCCACACTCGATCTGAGTGAGGCATCTGATCGCGTCTCCAATGAGCTCGTCCGACGGATGACCTCTCGATGGCCCTGGTTTTCCAGGGCGCTCGATGCCACCCGTTCTCGACGGGCTGACGTAGAAGGCCACGGTGTCATACCGTTGGCCAAGTACGCGTCTATGGGTTCAGCGACGTGCTTTCCTGTGGAAGCGATGGTCTTTACGACCCTCATCTTCCTTGGGATTGAACGATCGCTCAACGTGACGCTAACCAGGAAGGACTTGAAGTCCCTTTCTGGTGTGGTGCGCGTCTTCGGGGACGATTTGATTGTCCCCGTCGACCACGTGCATATGGTGGTCAACACCCTCGAGGCTTTCGGCTCTCGGGTAGGTGCTGCCAAGTCTTTCTGGACCGGAAGGTTCAGAGAGTCTTGCGGGAAGGAATACTTTAATGGCAATGACATTTCAATTGTCAGATGCCGGCAAGCGTTACCTTCCACCTCCACTGACGCGGACGGTGTGATATCAACGGTCGCCCTACGTAACCTGTTCTATGAACATGGTTACTGGAGGACCGCCCGTTGGCTGGATAAAAAGCTATTGAAAGTGTTGAAACACTTTCCAATAGTTTCTCCAGCTTCACCCGTGTTGGGCAGGGTTTCATTCCTTGGCTACGAAACGCAAAGAATGCACCCAAGACTGCATAGTCCGCTAGTTCGCGGCTATGTTCAGCAGTCCAAAGCTCCTAGCGATAAACTAGGAGACACTGGTGCCCTCCTTAAGTGCTTACTTAAGTTGGAATCCGAGAATCCTAAAGGTGTGGTTGAGAGTTATCTCAACCTAGACACCTGTTCTCGGTCCAGCACGGGCTCTTACAGGGCCCTTCCCATCGGATTGCCACCCGGTGGACAAGATGAGAAGCACTTAGAGCGTTCAGGACGCCCCCAGCGCGTCGGCATCAAGTCTGGGTGGTGGTCATCCATTTGATGGATGGCGATGGGTTCCGTAAAAGGACCCATGTGGGAGAGCCACGGCCGTGCCATTAGTCATTATGGCGCGGAACCGCGTGCTTAGTCTACCGGGATGCCTTTGTTCCCTGTAGGCTAGGCGGAGATTTACCGGTGCGTTGCACCGGTTCACTCCAGCGGTCGGCTTCTCTGTGTGGTCCGGG